AGTAGCAAGTTCGTTCGATATGCCATTCAGAAGTTGCTCGTTCCATACATTGCGTATGAATTTAGTAGGTTTGATGCCTCTTCTGCCGATAGCGTTTGCGATAGCGACAGCCATGTTGTGACGAGTAGTCGCTTCGTTTTGTGTTTTAGATGTGCGTGTTTGAATGCCTTTGTCTAGAATCCATTGCTCGATGCTCGCAACAGGTGGGCGTTTGCCTCGCTTACGACCTCCGTCTACAAAGAGAGCGTAGTCTTCCATGCCTAATCGCATAGTCAAAGATGTAGGCGTTCTAGTCGTCTCAAGTGGTTTGATAGATTGTCTCAACTTACCACTTGCATTTGAGTCATATGTGAACTTGCCTCTCTTCTTAGGTTTGTCTAGTTCTGCTTCTAGTTGCGTGATTACGCCACTCCAAAAGCGAGCAATAATTTGATTGAGTTCGCTGTCGCCTTCAGTCACGAAAGAGTCAGCGTTCTCACCTAACGAGTTGACAAATTGTTCTAGATTCATAGTGACTTGAGCATTGCAATCAACTTAGGATGCGGATAGACATCAATCTTGTCTGCACGAACTGAGTTATGAGTATAGACACCATTCTTGCACGACAGCGCTCTCTTTGTCACTTGCCATATATCTTCGTTGTAAGTCAAGTCGATTGCGTATTTGTCTCGCCAATGAATCAAAAGTTTGTGAACGCTATCAATTTGTTTGTCAGTGTAGTTCTCAAAGTGCTTGTAGCCTTTGTAAGCGACATCAAGAGTGCATACATCTTTGACTTCTTTGTTCGTGTAAGAGTAAAACTTGCCTTTTTTCTCTGTCAAATACCCATAATTTACTATCTCAATTCCTATCGATGTCTTGTCGAGATTTATGTATGGTAGACCTTTGAAGTGGCTAGACTTTAAGCCTAAATGATACGCCCAAAACTTTGAGTCAAAGCCTTGTACTATCGTTCCGTCTTTTGAGATGACTACACAAGTAGCAATGTTCTCAGAATTTGTGTCCCAATATGCAAAAGTTGAAGCGCCATCACCTGCACCTGCTGTGTGATGTAAATATACTTGTTTCTTTGGTTGCTCTGCATTGTAGAAGCCTTTAAATGATACTTGTTTCGTATTCATGAGTGAGTTTATTCAGATACCAATTTGCTTTTTTTAAGTCTTCGAGTTTGTTCTTCTTCTCAAAGCGCCAAATGTACTTTAAGACATTGCCTTTCAGATAACCAAAGAACGCTTCACGAGTCATAGATGAACGAATAGCGTCTATTGCTTCTATCTCGCCTTTGTAGTGTGACGGATTTATTGCACTTTCATCCATAGTCTAGCGAATTTTTCGTATTCAAAGTCAATTATGAAAGTATGCCCACCAATTGTGAAGACTTGCGTATGTTCGTGATAGTTTGAACACGCTACTACTTGATTCAAGTCGATGATACCTTCTTCAATGTATTCTACAATTTCAGCGTCTATGCCTAACTCTTGAAAAGAGTCTTCGTTCTTCTCTTCATAGACGATATCTACTTTGATTTTCATAATGTCTTGTGAGTGTATGCGTGAATTTTACGACTATCATTTTGCGCTCTAAAAGGTTTCATGATTAACCAACGACCACCAATAGGCTTAGGCGATGCACCTCGTTCGATGTGCCAACCTTTTGAGCCATCTCCATACTCTTCTTTGTACGCTGAAGTACGAATCATTAAGATATCACGAAGAGCAACGGTGTTTTGCGCTGTCAAAAATTCAACGGTGTATGTCATCTCATAGTCTTCGTGAACATGGCCCATCCATATTGCGTCAGCGTTCTCAACATTGACGCTCATACGATTGTGTTGTATTGTACCTCGTGTTACTGCACCTCCGCCTCCGAATCCGTGCATATATTTAATCTTGTACGATGTACTAGGGTCTGTTTCTGAGTTGCGAAAAGAATAACGAATCCACCCACCATATCCACCGACTTTGATATCTGATTTGCATTTGTAGTTGAGAAGAGTCACAAAGCGCTCGATGATGTCTGTTTCTTGACGCTTTAAGATATTGGTCTCGTGGTTCCCATAACCTACAAATTTGATGAGATGAGCGTAAGGTGCAAACCATTCAACAGCCGTCTCTATAATAGCGTCAAAGTAGTTTGCTACATTGTGTTCAACTCGTATGTCGCCTTTGCTTTTTCGTGGGTCATAGGCTCCTTGCATCAAACAAAATAAATCGCCGTTGATTAGTACATCATGCTCACCTTTAAGTGCTTCTTCTAGATGTTTCTTGAGTAAGTCTCTATCGCATTTTGGGTTATCCCAATGCAAATCAGAAATAAGTAGCACTTTCGTCTCTTCAAATTTCTTCTCAATCTTTATGACATTGTTTATTTTCATATGTAAAGTCCAAACACTACTAGAAAAAGAGACAACGATACAAGACGCCATGTCTTTACTCTTGATTTAAGCGCATTCTCACGCTCTCTAAGAGCATCAATTTGTTTTTGAGTAGAATGTATCACATTCGCTTGAATCGTTTGAATAGAGTCAAGTTTTGATATCTCTATCGAATCTAATAAAACTAGTTTTTTGTAGTCAAGAACTTTGCGTCTTGCTTTTGCGCCTTCAACGAGATAGTGATTCGCATTCGAGAGAGTCGATGTATCGATGCAAATCGATTGCGCTTGTAAGTCCACGCAAGTCACGAGAATAAGTGTCAAGATATATCGTGTCATAACTATGAATAGACTTTTTTATGTATTGTTTCTTGATACGAATCTTCTCAATCGTATCGTTTAAGTATTTTATCGTATCTATTCGTATCTCTTCACGCTTCAATGGCTCGTAAGTCATCAAACCATAAATGATACTAAACAGGCACAACGCAAGTATTGCTGAGATAAGGCGATTGTATCGTGAATTGTAGTCCATATCCTGCTACTATATCAGTTTTTGCGTCATAGAAAGGCTCTGCCGTCGAAGAGACAACGAGATTTAAGTTGTCATCAATGATTGTGTTTTCAACCATAGCAATCAAATCTATCATGATTTGCGCTGTATCGCTCAAAACTTCTATTGTGTTTGACTCGCTCTCGAATACTCTGTCAAAGACTAGCAAAGCAAAGCGGTATGTCACGAGTGCTTCTTGCGTAGAAAAGTCAAAGCCATCAGGTACTAGCCACACGAGCGGATAGAATTTGACCTCATCGACTGCTAGGTTGTATTCTGCACCACACGCAAACTTACCGACCATTTTATGGCTTTCGGCTTGTGCTTGGATTTTTGCTATTATTTGGTTTAGAGTCATTCAGAAACTTTTGAAGTTTTGCTTCGTTGTTTTTTTGCCACTTATTTGTGCGTGTCGGGCAAGTCAAGCCCCCAATTACATTCGTCATATGAAGATGGTAGATAGATGCCTCCTTGAAAAGATGTGTTCTTTGGTCTAATAGTGTCAAAAGTATTGCCCGGATTTAAGAACAAAGGATAAGAGTTTGTATTTGCACGCAAATAATCTCTCAATCTGTTAGCGTAGTATTCTGCTTTGTCACGATAGCGACCTTCGATGAGAGTCATCTCTTCTACACTTATCGCTCTAGCGTTATCACTCTCTCTAGACGCTACGCTTTTATTCATCAATTTAAAAGTCATAGGTAGCATCGCTTCTGTCAAAGTATAATACTTTAAGCAAGGCGCAACATATGTGTCTAGAAGCGTTGTATTGAGTTGTGTGAGTGTACCTGCGAACGCTTGAGTTTGTAGTTCGTTATACAAGCCACTACCGATGATATCACGAATATAAATCTCTTGAGACTCTTTGATAGATGTCTTAAGAAGTTTGTCGTCTACATTCTCGTTGACAGGTGTGTTGTCTTTAAGGTATGTAGTCGAGATGAAGTATACGAAGTTTGTCATTTCTTGATTCTCCTTACAATTTTAGATGCCCAAATGTGACGACATGAAGGTCTATGAACTGCAGGTGATGAGTCAGGTATTGTGTACCATCCACCTCTACGCTTCCAAACATCAATGCCTAATACTGCAGACATCATATTGATATCCTCTTTTGAGTAAACACGATTTGACTCTACTACTGACTTGCAAAAGTCACGAGAGGTATCGATAATTATAGCGCCATCTGTATCAGGTCGTTTTTCGTATTGATAGCGAACTAGCAACTCAGTTTGTAGTGTCTTGATTTCGTTTGCGCCTTTGTCTGTGATTGCAAGACCGCCTTCGATAGGTTGAATGAATCCGTTCTTTGTCAAGTTGTCTATCGCTTTAGACACTTTTAACAAGTCAGCGTTTACGATGTTGACAACTTCACCGATAGTTATGCCTTTGTTTTCTTTTAAGATGTTAAGAACTGCGCTCTCGATAGCGTCTGCAAAGTTCATGTCAACACGCTCAAAGAGAGAAGCGTCTTCACCATATTGTGCAAATACTTCTAGGTCACGCTTATCGTTCCATCCAAAAGGATTGTCTTTACTTAGTGCAACAGGTGATGCACTTTCTAAAACATCTCCATTTGCGATAGGTGATAAACCTGCAAGTTGACGCTTTTCGTTGATTGTCATATTGCTCAATACATTGTTCGCTACTAAAGGCGACAATGAGTTGATAGCGTCATTCAAGTTTGATTGAATCTTAATTTGAGAAAGTGCAGGTAGACCTAACTCTGCTCGTGCTTCTTCGTTTGATATCAGACCACGAGTGAATAAGTCAAGATAGTCAAGTCCAAGAGGTGGTTTGTTGATGCTCTCTAAAGTCACAGGCACAATGAAAGAGAACAAGTAAGTCATTTGCTCATCCATCTTCTCTTGACGAGGTTCTACATACGCTTGTTGAAACATCTCGTATGCTTCTATCAACTCGTTACGACCGCCAAGCGCACCTTCGACACGAACACCAAATAGCATCGGTGAGTTGACTTTGTGACCTACAAATATCTCTTCTTGTACCGTTTGATTTAAGATGTCAAATTGCTTGTCAAAGTCGCTAGGTTGTAAGTTTGAGATGATTGACTCACGCTCTTGTGGGTCGTTGTATTGAATAATCAATCCACCTGCGTTGTCTGTACCTTGATAGTTCTCTTTAAATCTACGAGCAGTTTGTCTCGCTTCTTCAGGCGTTGGAATTCCTTTGAATAATTGGATATGCGTTTGAGCAGAGAATCCGTTCTTGATTGAGTTCAAATGCCAATTAGAAATCTCAGTATCAATCTCGATGTACTTCATCGCACCTACATAGTCAGGTAAAGGATAAATGCCTTCTCCCGGTCTGTACATCTTGTAGTAGAATAACTGCTTTGACTCTCTAGTAGTAGCATTAAAAGGGACATACTCACAAATCTCTTCTCTACGATTTGCCCAATCTTCGCTATAATAGTAGTTGCCTTCTAGACCGCAACGAACATTCTTAAAAGGTATGTGATACAACTCAGCGATAGCAGTCTTTGACTTGTTCCAAATTACTTCAACTGCAAAGCCATTAAACAACTCTAAGTCGTAAGCGATTTTCTGCTTGACTTCTTCGTATGACTCGTAAGTGTTTATTGATTTAAGTTTTGCTTCTGCTTTTGCTTTGTCTTCTGTTGACGATGCGATGACAAGAGTACCTACACCTGCAACAAATGACGCTTTTGCGCTGACGATTGCGTTGTGTTTAGGCGACTTTGAAAACAAATCAATCAACAACTCAGGATACAAGTTGTCTGCACCAAAATTGTATATATCTTTCGACTTGTTCTCTGTGAACTTAGGTAGAGTATTGTCGTGAAAATTGAGTCTTTGGAATATCATTACTAGTAAATAGCGTTTATTCTTTTTTGTCTTTGATAAAGAGCATCATAAATCCACCACCTAAGAAAAGAGACACATCGCTCAAAGTAGTCTTGTCAAGATATACAAGTACAAAACAAGCGACTAGAATAGATAGTCCTAGCGTTGTTGTTTTCCAATTCTTGAAGATTCTATCTATCATCGAGTTTGTCAATTTTCTTAGCGTAGTAACGAATCGCAAACAACCCCGAAACAATACCAACAATAGCCAAAATAAGTGCAAACACAGGTTGCCAAGTATTCGCAAAATGCAGAACTGCCGAACTGCCTGAGATAGCCGTTGCAATGGCTGCCGTTGTATCATTGTCAAAGTGTTTCATTTATGAGGGGAAAGGTGATGGAATTGGTGGGATATATTCGGCTTTGGGTAGGTCGAGAATAAAATAGTATTGCGATTCTGCAACTTCGGGTTTGTCCTCATCTGAAAGGAATAAAAACCAAACGCCATTAATATCTTGAACGCAATTCAAAAATTGATACGGCGTGTAATACTGCCCTTGAATCAAATCCTTTTCTTCGGGTGTAAGTGTGTATCCTATCATTATACTTGTCTTGAAAGTGTTGTTTGAAACGCTTGTACTGCGGTGTAAAAATTGGATGCTTGGGTATCGGTTAAGCCGTCACCAATGGAAGCAAAAGCACATTGTAAAATTGAAAAGTTTTGTGCGGAAAGATTTTGAAAATTACCCGCACCAATGTAAGCAGTTACACTACCGAATCCAGTTGTGTCGCTTGTTGTGTTTGTATCTCTTAAAATTCCTGTCGTGTAATACTTCAAACTTGTTGCACTCGTTCTTGATAATATAGCAAATTTTCGTGCATCGGTTTCTGTATAATTGATTACCGATGTCGTAAAACTACCCAATTGTCCTCCTCCTTTGTCGCCTGGCGTTGGTCTACGAATATACAAGTCAATTGCCTGAGTATATGAGCCATTACCATAAGCACCAATAACCGTTGGATATGCCCCGGAATCACTTGCAGTCCTTGAATAAAAAGAAGCGTGTGAATTTGTTTGCGTTAATTCTGTACCGATGTTTAAACCTGTATTCATAAACGCACTCCCACCATTTGGAGTTACCCCCGTACTCGCAAAAGTCCAACCACTTGAAAAAGTACCCGTAAACAAACTGCTCTTCA